GGAACTGATTTTACTGCACAAGTAGGAAATTTTATTCAAAATGCTTTTGAAAGTTTATCAAGAGATATAGACCCTATTGGATTTAATGAAAATGTAACTACAACTACAATAGCTGGAGATAGAATGGTAAATCTTCCTACTGCTATTGAACCTATGTTATTTAATTATTTATCAATAACAGTAGGTTCTAATGTAAGTTATTTAGAAATGAAAACTTTAGCATATTGTCAAGAATATTGGCCAGATATATCAATTCAAGGCCAACCTAAATATTTTTCTAATTTTGATGATAATAGAGTTTATTTAGCTCCTACTCCTGATTCAGCTTATACACTTAAATTAGGATATCAAGGCAAAATTAATCCATTATCTAATACTAATACTACAAATTGGTATACTGAAAATATACCAAGTACATTAACTTATGCCTGTTTGGCTGAAGCAAATCTCTTTACAAAGAACATGGAAGACTATACTATATATAAAAATTTGTATAAAGAACAAGTAGCTACCATAAACAATGAAGCTCGTAGAAGAAGAAGAACAGACTATAAGTTTCCTGGTAGCCCACTAGGTACAAATACATTAACTGGAGGACAATAAATATGGCAATAACACAAGCAATAGCTACTGTATTCAAACAAGACTTAATGTCGCCTGGTGGAAACCTTGCAGCACAAACTTTAATGTGTGCTTTGTATGATAACACTGCATCTTTAGCAGCAAACACAACGGCATATGCAACAGCAAATGAAATATCATCATCCGGAACTAATTATACTACAGGTGGAAATGCATTAACTAATGTAGCAATTACTGTTGACGGAACTACTGCAATTTTTGATGCTGATAATGTTACATTTGCAAATGCAACAATTTCTGCTCAAGCTGCACTTTTATACAATAGCAATAACAGTAACTCTGCAATTGCGGTTTTAGATTTTGGAGGAGTTAAAACTTCTACAAACGGAACTTTTGAATTACAGTTTCCTACTGCTAACGCATCTGCTGGTTTAATTAGAATAGCATAAGGAGAAACTCCTTATGGCGGCTTCTGTTGGGTGGGGTAGATATGGCTGGAATACCGGCGCGTGGGGTACATCACCTGACGCACTAGGTGTCATTACAGGAATATCATCAACAATTACACTTAATAATAGTGGTGTTGTTGCTACAGCTCCTTCTTTAACAATAATTTCGGGTGAAGGTCTAACTTGTAATCTTGGTAATGCTACTGTAGGAATTGCTGTTTCAGATTTATTCATCACTGGTCAACAATCTAATACAGCTATTGGTACTATTTCCTTTGGAGTAGGTAGAGAAGTTACTATCACTGGACTTTCACAACTAGAACTTGAACTTAATTTTGGTAATGGTTGGGGTAGAGAAGAATGGGATAGTGGTGCGTGGGGTGAAGGACTTGGAGAAATTGTTACAGGCGATGGAAATATTTTTATTGAAGATGGTCAATCTGTAACTGCTTCTGTTAATAATGTTTCAAGTTTTATAGGAAATGCTGCAATATCAGTTACTGGTGAAGGTGCAGTAGCTTCTTCAGGTGATTTTATTATTTCATCTAATAATTTTCTTTCTATTACTGGTCAACAAGCTACTACAACTATTGGAACTTATTCAATAGCAGCAGGTGGAGCTATAACAATAGTAGTTCCTGAATTTACAATAAATACAGGTTTAGGTACCATAACAGCTGGATCAGCTAGTCTAACAAATATAACTGGTCAAGTTTTAAATACTGGTTTATCTAGTTTTATAATTACAACAGGTCACATACTTCCTATCACTGGAATTAATGCTAATGCTAATGTAAGCTCTATTACAATTAGTGCTGAACATTTTCAATTAATGACTGGTCAAGAAATGACTATGACTTTAGATGATATTATACTTAACACTAATAACTTTATTCTTCAAACAGGTCAAGAAATGACTGTTACCCCAGTAGATTTAAGATTTTGGGACGATATTAATGATTCAAATACCTATACATGGACAAATTTATAGTGTACAAATTACTACAAATATATATTATTTACAAAAATAAATTTATAAAATATAAATAATTATGGCTTCAACTTATACAGCTCGTTTAAAATTAGAACGTCAAGCTTCCGGAGAAAACTCAGGAAATTGGGGTAATCTAGTAAATTATGTTATGAACAGAGTTGATTGTTCAGTAAAAGGTTATCAAGCAGCTGATGTTGCAGGAAATGCTAATGTTACTTTAACTTCAGCTAATTCTACAACTAACACAAATGATACTTCTACTGATGATCAAGTTCATAATGCGATACTCGAATTTACAGGTGCTTTAACAGCAAATATTCATGTTTTTACAGATGCTGTTGAAACAAAATATACAGTATTTAATAATACATCAGGTTCATATACTTTAACTTTTGCAAATACAGGTCATGCTGCTAATGGAGTTGCACTTAAACAAGGTGCTAAAACTTTAGTATATTCAGATGGATCTACGATTTCAGATGTAATGGGAGATTTAGGTGATGTTACAATGACATCTCTTACTTCCTCAGGAAATGTTGCTGCAACAAATGTAGTTGCGACTGCAGCAATTTCAGGTGCTTCTATAGCTATTACTGGTAATGTTGGAGGTACAAATTTAAATGCAACTGCAAATACAATTTCAATTGCCGGATCAGCTCCAAATATTGCTTCAACTACAGCAAACTCTGATATTCTTTTAACTCCTACAGGAGTTGCTGGTAGAGTCACATTTAATGGTGGCGGAAAAATTCAACAAACTGCAGAAAAATGTACAGTAGAAGCAACGGCAGCGAGTGGAACAAAAAATTATGATGTTTTAACTCAAGCTGTTTGGTATTACACTAGTAATGCTGGAGGAGACTGGACTTTAAATATAAGAGGTGATGGATCAAATACTTTAAACAATATAATGGATACAGGTGAATCAGTAACTGTCACTCATTTAGTAACTATAGGTAGTTCTGAATACAGAAATAGTGCTGTTCAAGTAGATGGTTCAGGTGTAACTCCTGAATGGCAAGGCGGTTCAGCCCCAAGTGAAGGAAATGCTAATTCCATTGATATTTATACATATACAGTAATTAAAACTAGCGATGCAACGTTCAAAGTTTTTGCGTCACATATACAATTCGCATAATAACAAAGGAGGATAACAAGGATGCCATTATTAGGAACAAGAGGTGCAGCATCGGCAAGAGGCTTTGGATTTACAGGCGGTGGTTTACCGGCTGAATACGATATTGAATTTACAGTTCAAGGAGCTGGAGCTGGCGGCGGTGGTGACATTGGCGGCGGCGCAGGATCTGGTGGATATTTTTACGACAGCGCAGAAACAATAAACAGAACACAAACTTACAATATTACAGTTGGCTCTGGCGGCGGTGGCAGTTATGTAAGAGGCGGCGATGGTGGCTCATCAGCATTTGTCGGTATCAAAGAAATCGGCGGCGGTGGTGGCGGTGGATCTAGAGGATATCCGGGAAATCCTGGAGGACCTATCGGCGGCGGTGGCGGCGGCGCAAGTTATGGAACTACTGCTGGAGGAGCTGGTGGACCTTATGGTTACGCTGGTGGAAACGGTGGCGGCGGTATTGGAGCTGGAGGTGGTGGTTCTGGTGGATCAGGAGCTTACGGCAATGAAAATGCAGCTGGTGGAGTTGGTAATTCAAACCCAATTGATAGTACTTATTATGGCGGCGGAGGCGGCTCTGGTGGCTGGAACTCTGGCATAAAAGGAGCCGGTGGAGATGGTGGCGGAGGACCTGGAGGTCCAAGTGGCACATCTGCTCCTGCTAATCGAGGCGGTGGCGGCGGAGGTTCTGGATCAGGAGGACCTAGTCATGCCGGTGGATCTGGCATGGTTATGTTAAAAGTCCCTACTGAATATTATTCTGGTACAACATCAGGATCCCCTACAGTTAGTACAGATGGATCCTTTACAATACTGAAATTTACTGGAAATGGGAGTTACACTGCGTAATGGCTCATTTTGCCAAACTGGATGAAAATAATATTGTTACTACAGTAGAGGCTGTATCTAATGACGTACTTAATAGCGATATAGATGAAGAGACAGGTCTTGCTCATCTAAGAACCACACACAACGATCCAACTAGTGTATGGAAACAGACTTCATACAACACATATGAAAACCAACATTTATTAGGAGGAACTCCTTATAGAGGTAGCTATGCTATTATAGGTGGCAAGTGGTTACCTGACGTAGAATTATTTCAACCCCCTCAACCTTATCCATCATGGACTTGGAGTAATGACAATGCAAAATGGTCATCTCCCACTCCTTATCCTTCAGAAGAAGCTCCTGTAGGTAAAAATTGGGCATGGGACGAAACCCAATTAGACTGGATATTAGTGAACAACGAAATCTCTTAATATTTGATCTAGATCAATTACTTTTATTATTATTTACTTTAATATTATTTAAGTTATAAATATTAAAGAAAGGAAATATGAGTTTTTGGCCCTTTGAAATGGAGACAGTGAGTGATCACTGTGCAATAGAAAATTTTTTAACATCAGAAGAATGTGAAAAAATTATTAAGTTAGGTCAACAAAAAAAATTAAATAAAGCTATAACCTTTGAGGGAAAAAGTCCTATACGAGAAAGTTATATATCATGGATTTATCCAACCGATGATGTCAATTGGTTGTTTGAAAAAATTACAGATGCTACCGTGCAAGCAAATAGAAGATGTTTTAATTTTGAATTAACAGGATTAGGAGAAGGTTTGCAATTTACTTATTACACAGCACCAAAAGGTAAATATGGAAGACACCTGGATTCAGGACCTAAGGCAAAAGTACGAAAGCTTTCCTTTACTGTTCAGTTATCAGATGAAAACAGTTATAAAAATGGAAATATTTTAATTCATCATGGAGACCCACCTCTTGTTATCCCTAAAAAACAGGGCTTGATTTGCTTTTTTCCTAGTTATATGTTACATGAAGTATCCAAGGTTTCTGAGGGAGAAAGGTATAGTTTAGTAGGATGGATAACTGGACCAAGTTTTAAATGAAAGTAAAAACAATAGCAATTGTCGGTGGAGGAACAGCAGGCTGGATGTCAGCTGCTACCTTATCTAAACTGTTTCCGGATAAAACTATTTATGTAATAGAATCTCCGAATATAGCCCCGATAGGAGTTGGTGAGAGTACCATCAAAGCTTTTAATCATTGGTTAGAAATGTTGGACATAGAAGACACCGACTTCATGAAAGCAACAGATGCCACTTACAAATTAAATATTACATTGAAAGATTTTTATGCAAAAGACACTGAGGCTTTTAGCTATCCTTTTACTTTTCCTTATGAAACTGGATTACCTAGAGGAAAAAATTTATGGTTTTTAAAGAAACAAACAAGACCGGGCTTATCCCTTAGTGATTATGCTAGATGGTTATCCCCCATTACATTATTTTCAGAACAAGGAAAAGTGCCTTCTTATAATGATAGAAGAATACCTGGATTTAATTTTAAATATGATATTGCATATCACTTTAATGCACATAAGTTTGGAGTATGGTTAAGAGATAAGTTTATAAAACCTAATAAAGTAAAACATATTTTAGAAGAAATCACCTCTATTGAAACAGATGAGAATGGTATTAAAACTTTAAACAAAAAATATACAGCGGATTTATTTTTAGATTGTAGTGGTTTTAATTCAATCCTAATGAATAAAATAAAGTCTGAAAAAAATAGATCAGCATCAAAGATATTAATTAATAATAGAGCATGGGTTGCTCAGGTTCCACATAAGAACAAAGAAGTACGAAGTACTACTACATTATGTACTGCTATACAAAATGGGTGGGTATGGGAAATACCAACCTGGAAAAGAATGGGTGTAGGGTATGTTCATTCTACTAAATTTACTGATCCAGATAGTGCTTTAGCTGAATTGCAGTATCATTTAAAAGATAATGGTTATCAATATAAAGGTATTGATTATAAATATATTAAATTTGATACGTACCGGTACGAAAGAATGTTTGATAAAAATGTTTGTGCAATTGGGCTATCAGCATGTTTTGTCGAGCCCTTAGAATCTACTGGGTTATTATTCATTCATGATAATTTACTTGCTTTAGGTAGGTGTCTTCAAAGACATGATCACATCACTCAATTAGATAGGGATACTTTTAATACTTATGGGAATAAAGTATATGATGGTTATGTTGATTTTTTAGCGTATCATTTTTATGCAACTTCTAGAACGGACACAGAGTATTGGAGATACTTTTATAACACTAGTCTTCTAGATTTATCTTATAATAAAGATGAAGGTATTCGTGCTAATATGCTCGCAAGACTGGAAGAAAACTGGTTTAATCCTGGTTTTGGCTTTCACTACATTGCTGCTGGTATGAATTATGATCCTTTAGATTTAATAAGTAGAGACGTTATTGGGGACACTATAATGGACGCTATTAAAGCTAGAGATGAATGGGTAGATTCAGTTAGAGACTTTGTTAAAAAAGAAGAAACTCATTATAATTTTTTAAAGAAACATATTTATCATGACTGAGATTATTGAAGGTAAGATACCGGAGCAAGACATGTTGGCTATAGAAGAAAAAGTAATTAACTCCGACATATTCCCATGGTTTATTGAGAGGTTTACTACTAGCCTGAAGTATCCATGTCTTCTACATATTTTAGTGGGTCGATATGATGAACCACCCCTTACGGAGTTTGCAATAAATTCTCCTTACTTCGGACTTTTTGAAAAAATTTTTTTAGAATTTTGTTATAGAAATGAGGTTAAAGTAAATAGAATTTTAAGAGCCGCTATAAATTTAACATGGCATAATCCTGCGCACTACGGAGATCCTCATATAGATCATGATTTAATAAAAGGTCATCGAGTATGTGTGATGCATCTAAGTGATATAGAAGAAGGGCCTACTTTTATATTTAAAGAAAATAAAGAGGGGCTAGATAAATATAATATTGAAACTGAAATAAAATATGAGAAAGGTAAAATAGTTATTTTCTCAGGCGATGTTTGTCATGCTATTGGTTTTTGCAAAAAACCAGATGAACTAAGAATAGCCTGTGTAATTACATTTGATTAATGATATGAGTGATATCTTGCTTCCTTTATTTCCTTCTTTTGTGATGGTTTCTGAACTGGTTCTGGACAATAGGGATCAGGAAACTATGTCTCATCTTATAGACAACTTAGAATTTATTAAGACCAGTAGTGCTGAAGCAACTGATTTTACTAACGATAATATTGATGAGAATAATGCGTCAACCGCATCTTCTATTTCTCAGGATGTATATCTTTTAGATAAACCAGAACTGGCTATTATACGAAACAAACTAGCGGGTAAAGTTAATGAGTATATTGATCATTTAAAATATGAAGGGTCTTTTGATTTTTCTACTTCTTGGCTAACTCTTTCTAAACCGGGAGAAGAAAGTCATTACCACTCCCATAATAATGCTATTTTTACTGGCGTTTATTATTTACGGACTGCCCGCAATTGTGGAAAAATAAGTTTTTGTAAGTTTGAGGGTACAACATGGGGGATTAGGAAAAAAGAAGCCAACACTTATAATTCTACTACATGGAAAATTCCTCCATCGACAAATAAATTAGTTATCTTTCCATCTCAACTACCACATAAAATTAATTTAAATAGATCAAAAGAACCAAGAATATCTCTAGCGTTTAATGTTGTACCTTTAGGACAGATAGGCTCTGGTGATTCTTCTCTACAATTATGATAAAGGTAAGTATATGAAACTAAACAATGTTATTCCTCTAAATGCATTACCCATTGTTATTTATAATAATGTACATGAATTTACAGCAGAAGAAAAGAAAGCAGTTTATGAGGTTCCCCGTGTCGATTATATTAAACGTGGGGAGGAAGATTTTAATAGCTCGGTGAAGATTTCTAAAGACAATCATATTTTTAGATTGAATAAATTTTCAGAAATTAAAAAGCTTTTTGATAACAAAGCTAAACAATATCGTGATGATGTCCTAGAAGTAAGTGATACTATTTTTAACACTATAAGCTGGATTACCATTAATAAACAAGGCTCCTCTCACGCCGAACATATTCATCGAAATTGTTTATTTAGTATGCTTTATTATGCTCAATGCGATGCAGGTGATTTAAGAATAGTCTTAGAACGTAGTCGATTAGAAGAAGGTTATTTATTTCATTATACTATTACAAAAAATAATATTTTTAATTCCGGTTCATGGAGCTTTCCTTTACGAAGTGGAGACATGATTATTTTCCCTGGTCATTTGAGACATAGCACAACACCAAATACTATGGAAAGGGATCGTATTGTATTTGCATCTAATTATTTTCTTGGAGGTAAGATGGGGAACTATGAATATAAAACAGCATTCGAATTAACCGTCCAACAAGTATGACCAATTTAGTTACAAAAAAATTTATAGAACTTACAAAGCCTTTTGACTTTAATTCTTTGGCTCTTTTAATTAATAATAATAATTTTGAATCTCGTATATCTAGTACCTGGAATCAGAATTTTGTTTGTGGATCAGTGTTTCAACTTAAAGGAGTAGAAAAAGATAGTAAATTTAATAATATAAAAAAAAGATTAGATGATAGTTTTAATATAAAAGGTGGTTCTTCTGACATAGATATATTCTTTTCTTTTCGTACAGGAGCTTCTAGTGTTACGCACAAAGATGACTATGACGTTTATGTATTGTCTTTAGCTGGATCTACTCTTTATAAAATAGGCCATGAAGTTTTTGAACTAGAACCAGGAGACTTAATTTATTTAGAAAGAGGAATTACTCATACAGCTATTGGATTAACTCCGAGGATAATTTTATCATATGGAATTCTCTCTTAAACCTCATCCTTTAAATAAAGAAAATTTCTTTATCAAAGGATGGTATATTGACAAAAAAATATGTAGAGATGTAATTAATAATTTTAATTGTAAATCTATGCAATGGAAAAAAGGTCTGGTTTATAAAAATGAAGAAGAAGTAATAAAGAAAGACGAGAAGAACTCAACCGATTATACTCATGATTTTCAAGATGGTTTTTCTTTCCTTAAAGAATACCACGATAGTTTACATCAAGTTATGAATGAATATGTTACCGTATTTCCAGCTACTGAAGCTCATAATTTATGGGGGCTATGGTCTCTTGTTAATATACAAAGATATTTACCTAATGAAGGATTTTATAAGTTTCACTCGGAGAAAGGTGTGAAGGGTCACATTCTAAAAAGACATTTAGTATTTATGACTTACTTGAATACCATAGAAGAAGGAGGAGAGACGGAGTTTTTTCATCAGAAAATAAAAGTAAAACCGGAAGAAGGACTTACTCTCATATGGCCGGCAGAATGGACCTATCTCCATAGAGGTTGTATTGCACCTAAAGAGATTAAATATATCATAACAGGATGGTTTAATTTTGTCTAATATATTTGATTTTAAATACAAAATAATTAAAAATTTTTTCTTGCCTGACGAATTAGCGTTATGCCAAAGGCAGTGTGATGAAAAATTAAAACACAAGGGGGGAGGAAATGGTAAAGATTATGGATATGAGTTAGATGATATGACTAATTGTCCATCTTGGAATCAGGACCCTTTAATGTATAAACTTTTAGAAGAAAAACAAAGTTTAGTAGAAAAAGAAACCCTCCTTAAACTAACCCCAACATATGCTTATTGGAGATACTATATAGATGGCGGATTTTTACATAGGCATACTGATCGTCCCGCATGTGAAATTAGTGCAACTGCCTGTATTAAAAAATTAGATGACTGGCCTTTAATTATAGGTGATAAAACTATTGAACTAGAAGAAGGAGAGGCTATTATATATCTTGGTTGTGTAATACATCATTCCCGACCCGGAATATATAAAGGGAGAGGATTAGCTCAAGTCTTTTTCCACTATGTAGAAAAACATGGCATATTTCATCATCATTCTTATGATGACTATTATTTAAAAACAGGGGATAAAGAAGCGTATGGGGATAACGAAATTATAAATATAGAAATAGAAAAATTAAAGAATTCTGACATATAGATTATTTACAAAAAGTAAATTTTAGTATAATTTTATAATTTTTGTTATATAATATATATTATGCCTTTAACTCAATTAAGTTTTCAACCTGGATTAGATACTGAAAATACAGAAACCGGTGCAGAAGGTAGATGGATTGACGGAGATAAGATCAGATTTCGAAAAGGACTTCCTCAAAAAATAGGAGGCTGGAATAAGTTTAGTACAGCTTATTATGTTGGAGTAGGAAGAGCTTTAGAACAGTGGTTTTCTTTAAATGGAGCTAGATACGAAGCTCTAGGAACTGATAGAAAAGTTTATGCTTATGCTTCTGGTGATAATCAAGATATTACTCCTATAAGAGAAACTGCTAATTTAGTTAATGCTTTTACTACTACTAACACTAGTGCTAATGTAACTATTTCTGATACTTCACATGGAGCGATAGTAGGAGATTTTGTAACTCTTACCAGTTCTAGTGGAACAGTAGGAGGAATTCCTGCTACAACTTTAGATGCTGAATATGAAATCTTATCTATCACTAATGTCGATGCTTATATAATTTCAAGTAATGCTACAGCTACATCAACAATTGGTCCTACTGGTAATTGTACTGCTACTTATCAATTAAATATAGGTCCAAGCGAACAAACTTTTGGATATGGTTGGGGATCAGGAACTTGGAGTATGAGTACTTGGGGAACTGCTAGAGCAACTTCTAATGTAACTCTTGATGCAAGGTTATGGACTATCAATAATTGGGGTGAAGATTTAGTTATTACTCAAAAAGATGGTGGAACTTATGAATGGGATACTTCAGGAGGAATGAGTGGTAATAGAGCTACTGTAATTGCTAATGCTCCTACTACTTCTACTTTATCGATGATATCAACAGAAACTAGACACGTTGTATGTATGGGAACAGAAACAACTATTGGAGATGAATTATCTCAAGATAAAATGTTTATTCGTTGGTCTGATCAAGAAAATTATAATCAATGGACACCTAATGTAATTAACTCTGCGGGTTCTCAAAGAATAGCAGGCGGAAGTGAAATTAGATGTGCACGTCCTGCTAAAGGAACTATTCTAGTATGGACTGATACAACAATGCAATCAATGTCATTTATTGGTCCACCTTTTATATTTGGTTTTAGACAACTAGGTAATGATTGTGGAGCTGTTGGATTACATTCTGCAATAGTAATAGATGATGTAGCTTACTGGATGTCAGATGGACAATTCTTTAGATATGCCGGCTCTGTTCAAGAAATACCTTGTCCTGTATTAAATCATGTATTTGATAATATAAATAAAGTTCAATATCCTCAAGTATATGCAGCACAAAACTCAAATTTTTCTGAAGTAATATGGTATTATCCTTCTAGTTCCTCGGATCAATGTGATAGATATATAATATATAATTATTTAGAAAACTCTTGGTGTTTTGGTACTATGAATAGAAGTACTTATCAAGACAATGGAGTTGAATTAAATCCTTTAGCTACTGATTATACAGCCAATGCTACAGCTAATACTTATTCTCAAATTAATGGTTTAACAGCTGGAAGAAGTTTAATTTATAGAATGGAAAATGGAGTAGATGCTGATGGCTCTGCCTTATCTGCATATATTCAATCTGGAGATGGAGATTTAGCTGATGGAGAACAATTTATGTTTATAAATAAAGTAATACCAGATTTTCAAAATCAAACTGGAAATGCTATAATTACTTTAACTACTAGAGATTATCCTTA